TGAAATGCATGACTCCATACCTGTGCCCATGGCAGATCACCATCTGTTTCAGGCAGGAATCGGATAACAGCGTAACCATTACCGCTCTTATCAACCTCTGGTTTCCAGAGGCGTTCATCAACTTTAGATCCAGATGGTTTGTTCATCTTCTCAATAGCAGTGCTAAGAGAAGCGAAAGAAGAACCGCTGGACTTCTTGAGTGATGCAAAAGACATGTTTGTATTCTCCGTATTTGTATTTGGCTTGTGGTGCCATGAGTATCATGGCATATTATATAGGGGTTGTCAAGACCCCCCTTTATTCAGGATTTCTACCTTCCACTCCTTGAGTTTGATCTCCATGGTGTCTAGGACCGTAGTCAGATCCATGCCACCAGAGTAGACCTGAGAGATAGAATCGATGCGGGTCTTCATGTCCTGCACCGTACCATCCTGTTCTTCTTCCGCAACGTGGTGTGCTGCTAGTGCAAGACGTGCATAGAACACCTTCTGTTTAGCGATCAACTCCAACGTCTTGTTGATATGATCCAACCTCTGTTGCGGAGAAAACTCCTGAAGTTTGTTAGACATCTTCAGGAGTTCTGTGTAGGTGGTTTGAATGTCCTCAAGTTCTTGACGGACTACATCTGAATCGAAAAAGTTTTCTTCTGTCATAGTGGTAACACTCCTCTGCTCGTTCGTTTGATGTAGTTCAACTCCTGAGCATTATACTTGATCTTATCTTTAAGTGGTTTAGAAATTAATTTACTGGCGGTCTCAACCTCAATCTCAAACTCATCACAGATAGATGTGACTGCCTCGATGTAATTGACGAGACCATTAGATTCCTTGACTACTTTCTCAACCAGTGCTGAGAACTTTGCTTGTGTCATAAACTTTTCTTCGATCTCTTTCATTGTATAACCTCGATGTTGAGGTGGGACACACCGTTATAAAAAATGTTTCCTGTTGGAAACCAGTTTGCCGCTACCGTAATTCTATCACAACTTTGCTCGTTTGCGGTTGCTTTGTGACGAATAGTCGGTGGGAAAACAATATATCTACCAGGCAATGTAGGTTCCTCGTGAGTTAAATTGAATGTATCATCCCACTCTTCTGCAGGGAAGGGCCAGATGTTTGTCTTATCATAATAAGGATTAGGATAGTACCACTTGGTTGCACCAGTAGTACCACTCACATAATAATTACTACTCATAAAGCAGTTGGGATGTGTGTGGTTGTAGAACCAATCACCCTGCTTATTTTTGTTTGCCCATGCAGATATACATACCATCTTATTAGGTATGCCCATGCTGTGACTTACCTCTGCCATGCAGTCCTGCATCCAGTCGAATAGGTAGCGTAAGTCTGGGTGTTTGTAGAGATCACTTCCTCCTGCCCAAATTTCATTGGTGTCGTTAGGTATAAAAGGAAGTGTTTGCATGACATTATAAATGTCCTCTACCTTATCTCTATCAGGTAGATCAAACTTGAAGAAAGGGATACCTAAAACCTTATCTTCAATCATTTGTTCATCCCTTGTACATAGTAACGGTACTCTTCGATCCAGTCAATGAGTGTGTTCATGTAAGGGATTTTGTCATAGCGTTGTTCGACTTGGACCTGTCCATCTTCTGCGACAGATAGTGTCACCAGTTTGTTAACCTCGACACCAGTCAATTCATAGTACATGTAAGCGTACGCTGCTTCCTGCACAAAGAACTTCTCCAACCACTCAACTTTCTTCAAAGTCTTTGTAGTTTTGAAGTCAATTACAGCAAGCTCGCCATCAAACTCAGCAATACAATCAACACGCCCAGCGATCCCAAGGCGAGCAGAGTAAAGAGGGGTTTCAAGACAGTGAATAGGACCAATACGATCAAGAGTCGAACGACTAGCCCTGAAAAGGTAGACGGGAAAACCCTCGCTTTTCTCAATTTTTTCCAGTTCATTGTTAAGATAGAATTCAACGAGTCCATGGTACTTTGTGCCGCGCCAGGACGCTGCGTTCCTGATCTTCTGTGCTTCAGTGAACCCGACACGCTTCTCCCAGTCAAGGATACCTTGCTTGGATTGATGACCTGTCACGGTAGTAACACTCGGTACCCAAAACCCATCAGGTAGTTTATAAAATCTACCATGTGGTAGTGTTTGAGATTCCAACTCCGTTATTCCCGTCGCTGGACCGACGTGTGTAAAACTCATAATTTAGAAACCAAGATTAATTTTAGAGATGAGGTATTCTTTTACGAAACCTGATCTAACGATGTCTTCGATGCCGAACTCTACGACATCAACAGAAGGCATTGTCTGCATGATCTTCATGAAGTCTAACACACCATTCTTTTCGTTGTTCTTAACGAGGTCGGACTGGGTGTAGTCTCCAGAGAAAATGATCTTACAGTTCTCACCAACACGAGTGATAATACTATCAAGTTCGTGGAAGTTAAGGTTAGAGAACTCATCAACAATAATGATACAGTCATCCATGGTGACACCACGAATGAATGATGTAGACCAGAAGGAAATAGTTTCCTGTGCCCTCAAGTTATCATACAACATTTCAAAGGCGTTGTCATCAGGCATGGTGAACATGTACTTCACCATGTTCTTGTAAGGAATCTGATAGAGGTTACTCTTATCCTCATGATCACCAGGCAAGAATCCAATCTCTCTAGTAGGAACCAGAGAGCGAACCATGTATACCTTTTGATAAGGAGAGTCCTCTGCCAATACTTCTTGCAGTGCAAGGTAAAGACTGATGAATGTCTTACCTGTACCAGCAGCACCATGCAGGACTAGGTTTTTACCCTGAGCATAGGACTCAAACACCGTCTCCTGATTGGGAGTCAGTGGTTCAATCTGCTTGAGTTGATCTAGGTTGATCGCTTTCTTTCTAGCGTGACCAGAGGAAGCACGTCTAGCGTAAGTCTTTGGTTTAGTCTTTTTTACAGGACTCATATCAAGTATAACGAGAGAGGTTTGCACCAGGGTGGTTGGATTGGATCTTAGACATTACTTCTTTGAATCCATCAGACTGTTTAGGTTTACCGTAGGTGGTGCCAGCGACACCTGCCTGCCAGTCCTTATCCCAATCAGGATTTGCTTCTTTCCATTCACAGTATTCCTTCATGGTCATGGAGAATTGTTTCTTCTCACCAGTGACCTTATTTATTACATCGTAGGTAGGCATTAGTCGTCCTCACATTTGATAGTTGAATTAACAGCGATTGTCATCAGTAAACTTTGCATCTGTTCTAGAAGTCTCCTGATCTCTTTCAGTTCGTCCTTCAGAGTTTCCTTCTTGCTCATTAATCAATCCTCAAACAGGGTTGTAAGTCATCCCAATCATCAGGACATCCACAGTCTTCCTCAGGACACCACTCCAATGCCTTAGCAACGGTGGGGAACTGACAGATGAAGTGTTGCTTACACAACTCTGCGATGAGCATGTGCTCTTTCTGTGTACCATTAGCAGTACGCAGATTTATATAATGGATCCATGACCGAACTGAGCCTGTCATGTACAATTTTGTTGGCGTGTTCAAAGGAAGCACGGCACGAGCACACTCCTTTGCAATTCCTGCTTCAAGAAGTTCTTGATACAGGTGTTGTGCTTGATAGAAATGCTCCTCAATCTTACCTTCAAAACGTGCCTTTGTCATCTCATCGATGTCATCGATACTGTTCTGTCTGTTCTTAGTGTCCTGCCTACGAAGGTCAGGGATAGGAACATCACCAAGCATGCCTGCATCAGCATAGCGTTGGGAGAACTCTTGATATGTGAACGAACGATGCCTCAAAATTTGAGGTGAAATTGCTCTGGTTGTACTGATCTCCAAGGTCATCGTTGCCTGCTCAAAGACAGACCAGTGACCATGTTTGATGCAATACGCCAGTAGTCCTGACACTTTAGGGTTGGACTGATTGTTGGGGTTGCTTACACGAGCGATGTACCCCATCATTTTCTCTGCGTCTGGTGTCACAGACACAAAACATACTTTAGTCATGATGATAGAACAAGATACGGGACATAGCATGGAGACCCCATGCTTTGAGGTAACCAATAGTAGCAAGACCAAAAAGTCCTGGCATGATCCAGTTCCATAGGAACATCAATGCTACAGGAGCAAGAAAGAATTGTACTGTATTGACTAGGACTTTCTGTCCCATTTCATAATCACTCAGTGATTTTTGTTGCGATTTAATTTCATCAAGCAGTTCTTGCTTCACGCCTTCTGCTGCTTTCTTTGGATTAAAATAAACGTTGTCACTCACTTTTTGCTACTCGTTACTTTTGCTGAACCTGAACCAGGTGGAGACCACAGTTTTGGATTGACTCTTCCTTCACACTGTTGTAGGTCAAGGAATTTGTCGCGGTACTTATCATAGTAATGATCGAAGATGTCCACTACCTTGTTAGCGATAACAATATCATACTTGGTTTCCCAATTCTCGCGTACCTGGACACTGTAGGAGACCAGATACGCTGTGTACGGTAATGCTTTATCGGTGGCAAGGTCTAGAGAACAATCCTCGTGAAGGATTTTTATCTTCATGAACGATTGCCCCAAACAATTTCAGGGAATGCTTCTTTCACTACAGCATGAGTGATACGGTAATGCTTATGCAGGTCACGGTTGAAGCAATGAACCAGAACTTCTGCTTCATCCTTGTACAGACCTTCAAGCAGTTGGATGTACATGGTTTCGATGCGAAGTTGTGGGAGGTTATCTGCACCACCCTTCACATAGTAGTACAACTTCTTTGCTTCATGCTCAAGCATGTTGTGTTCGGTACCTTGGGGTGCCTCGTTTGGTTTGTAAGGGACATCACCTTCAGGGATGCGAGTCTTAACTGACTCGTCAAAGTTAAGGATGAATAGGGTACGCAATGCCTGAGTGTTGTTTTCCTTCAGGATTTTGATCTTCGCTGCCTTTGTCTTAGCACCGTGCGCCTTCTTCAACACTTCATGAATCATCAATTTCATCATTAAAACTCCGTAATATGATCTAGTAGGTCGGAGAGACCTTTGGACATGAAATACTTGTACATAGAACCACGCGGGGATGGTTCAATTATTTCGTATGTATTTAGTATACTACGCGAAACGTCTTCTGGGATACAATCGAAGTCGATCAGCATCCTATTGCGTTCGTAGTTCTTGATAGTCTCCTCACTACAGAATTCTTCTGGTGAGAGTTGAGACCAGTTGGCAATCTTTGCCTTGCCAAGGGGACGTTGACGTTTACCTGATGCAAAGGTGTCGTCAGAGGATAGGACGTTGGGGATACCATCAGAGCGATCACCCTTAAGGATATGCTCTGCCACATACTGATGTGGATCATCCGTCTCTACAAATTTCTTTTGGATAGGGTTGTACTGATAGACAAACTTAAACTTCTGCAGTTGCATGAAGTCTTTATCACCACTCAGGATCAATACCTTCTGTGGTGGTTGCATGTTGTTCATCAGACGGATGTTCCTATACCCCTGGTCCTTACAAAGGACAGCGATGACATCATCTGCTTCTGCACCATCAACATCAATGACTTTGTATGGCATATGTTCTTTGATCTCGGACTTGATATTGTTCAAGACCTCAAAGATTGTATGCCAGTCATGCTGTGATCTCTCACGATCTTTCTTTCGTGTTGCCTTGTAGTGTTGGAACTTCTTCCGACGCCAGTAATGCTTACTATCATAACAAAGAACAAGTTCGCCATACTCTTTCCCAAACTTGTTACGGTAGGACCGCAGTGAGTTCAGGACCATATGGCGAACCAGGTCTTCTTGGATCGTGTTGTTGTATAGAGTCGAAACCATCAGGTTGCTGATGCAAACCTGATTCATATCAATGAGAATCATCAGACCTCAATCATCTTCATCATCAAGTATATCATCTTCGTCGCTGAATCGCAAGTACAACAGTTCACCTGGATCTACTGTACCGTTTTCATCATACATCTCAGGATGCATAACGACCGCCGCGTATTCTGCACGTTCCTTCCATTCATCAAAAGTCCCCTTGAGATTCCATGATGTCATGAAACCCAAGAGGAATGCTCCGATGGTGAGGAAGAAAGCGACGTAAAGAAATGATGTTTCACCCATGGTGCTCTCTCCTTTGTACGGTCTTAAAGTTATTTAGCGCGTTTCTTTTTATTCTTGGACCCAGGTTTCCGACCAGGTTTACGCTCATGATGATACCTCCATGCATCTTCTAGGATACTATACAGGTAGTCCTTGATCTTTCGTGCCTTTGGTTTGGGAATGTGTCCGTATGCTTCCTTGAGTGCTTTGTCGCCACCTTTGATGTACCCTGCCAGTTCTTCAACCGTATCACTCACCTCTGCCGCAACACTAGATTCAATAAACTTATCTGTGTCACGACGAGTCCACTTGTTGTTCTTCAAGTAGGTGTACATGTTGAAAAGGAAACGACCGTTAAGCATCGCTTCATCTAGTGCACGGTCAACAATAGTGAACAGTTCGTCGGTGTCAACGGTCTTCGTCATCACAGGAAGTTGCCCTCCTTGAGGTATGAGACGGTCTCAGTGCAACCACCAGTACGTTTACCACCGATGATTACCTGTGGGAAGGTGGCACCAGGTCCGAACTCTTTGTAGAACTGTTCGCGTGTGAACTGTGCATTCAGACTGTACTTGGTGTAAGGCCATCCTTTCATGCGAAATACTTCTTCGATCTTATTGCAGTAAGGACAACCTGCCCTTGTATAGATCATTGCTGCGCCAGGTGTTGCCATAGTAATCAATTAATTTACTTCTATGTATCGTAACAAAGTTAATAAGCGTCGTCAACAAATGATTGACACACTTTGGGATTCTTTTTACACCATGCTCTGACGTATGAATCAGCGTCAACCTCCATGGTGTGATGAGCATGGTTATGAATCATGCCTACGAGGATCAGGAATCCAATCAGCATCACATTGAGATGTGTCACTGGATGCTTCAGGGCACGACTGATATATGATCTCATGAAAAAAGGGGTCCGTAGACCCCCGAATCATAGCACGATATTATCAGAACGACCAGGTTGCACCAACCTTAGTTCCGTAACCGTTGTCGGCATCATCGATACCACCAGCGAATGCGAATTCACCATAGATGGAAAGTGCTTCAGTAGCAGAAACGCTTGCACCAACCTTACCAGAAAGAACGGTGTCGCTTTCGCCACCGTCAACGGAGACGAAACTAGGACCAACCTGAGCATAGTAACCAACCGAACCGATTTCGCCAGCATAGCCAACGTGAGCGTCGGTAGTTGTACCCGTGTAGTCGGAGCCCGTGAAACCAGAGTTCGCTTCTACGTTAACGTAGGGTCCTGCAAAAGCAGCACCAGCGAACAGAGGAGCAGCAGCGGCGGCTGCAAGGATAGATTTGATCATTTGTTTTTTACCTTTTGTTTACTTGCGGAGTGTTTACCCGCAGATGATAGCAGACTCGACATGTCTGCGTCAACTGTCACATGAAGATAGTGTGCCAGTTGTAATAGTTCGTAACGTGTGGGTCACGAACGAGTATTTATACTATCAGAGAAGTCAGTAATCTGTCAAGTGTGCCAGTTTACTTTCTGGTTTTCCGAAGATGATCCATCATCATCTCCTTGTCCTCTTCGCTGAGAGTAACCTCATCTGCTTCGGGATCTGGATCTGGTGCTGGGTTTGGTTCCAGCACGGGGATGAACTCATCCCTTCCAGGAGTATAGTTGATTCTCTGCAATTCGCCAAGGGGGGAGCGCCAGTATTTCTGAAGTTTTTTCAGCATTTTCTTGCGACCCTTGGGATCATTAGGATATTTCTTGAGAACTTTCTGAATCTGCTTCAGTTCTCGTGTGGATTTTGCGAGCGATCT